CACCAGTAAACCCATTTAAGTTTGCTGTACTAGATGCACCAGTTAAAGTGATAGTATATTCATCTAAATCTACAGATTGAATAGTATGTGTTCCATTTATTCTTGCACCAAGAATGCCATTGTATGTTCCAGTTGTATTTAAGCCAGAAATGTTTACTTTAGATCCAACAGGCATATTGTGATTATCGTGATATACACGGATAACACTAGAGTTTTGTGCAGTTTGGATTGGGTTGGTTTCTAACTTAGTTCTTGGGAGAACATCATTTATAAACTCAACACGACCAGTGACTTCTGTATTGAACTTAGCTCTATTAATAATAAAGCAAAGATCTTTGTAGTCATCTGCTGTCCAGGTAGAAGCATTTTGCGACTTGAAGAACACACCCTGATATGGTTGCTCAGAAACAAATCGATCTGTTCCTGGAATTTTATCACCAAGGTTAGAGATCCAAACATTATAGTTATTTGAATCAGAAATGATAACTATACAGTATTCTGTTTCTTCTTTAACATATACAGGACTTGGGAATGTAAACCTGGTTGCCAAATCTGGAGCTGCTGCAATTTTATTATTCATTGATGGAATAGCAACAGTTCTAGTAGAAATCTTGACGTTTTCTGGATTAACCACAACTTGACTAAATGGTAGTATCTTCTTACCTGGATAACCATTGACAACTTCGCGGATTTCAATCTTAACAGGAATGTTCTCGTCTTTAGTTGCGAAAAATAGATCAACTGAAGTTAAAAATGCACCACCCCTCTGCTGAACCAAGAATGTTTGGGCAAGTGGGTCATACCATCCTCCTGTCGCAACACGTCTTTCTGTTGTTTCCGTTATAGTTCTCGTTTCACTGATATTCTCTGTAACTAATCTAGCATTTCTAACTGCTTCAATAGTTGCTTGTTTAACTTGAAGTATACCTTCTGCACGATAGTCAGCTACACCATAAGATGTAGTATTGCCATCAAATGTAATAGAATCGTTTAGTCTAAACTCTCTATTGCCAGTTCTAAATCTAACTGCTTCAGTATTTGGTATATCAAACAATCCAAAAAGCGCACCATTAAAGTTTGTAACTAACTGATCACCTTTAACTTTTGGAGTAACTGTAGCATTTATTCTACCACGAGCTAAAGAAATTGATCCAAGAATAACCTCATTAACTTGGAAAGTTCCCTTTATGTTTAAAACATAAATCGCTCTCGCACCAGTTTCATTGCTCAACTCTGTACCAACAACAACTGCAGTAGCACCAGAAGTTTGACCAGTTATTATATCACCTTTATTCAATGCAACTTGAGGGGAATCTGAAGGATCATTTAGCAACCTTCTTGATGCATCACTAGAGGAAGCACCAGCTGCTTTCTTTGCGTCAAAGTCGCTACTAAACCCTGTAATTTCATCAAAAGAAATTTTAGTTGCAGGAGTTATATATTTTGAAATTGGTACTGCATCAAAATATGCATAAAATTTTGTAGAGGGTTTTAGACCAGTAACCTGGAACAGTAAATTTCTTGAACGAATATAAGGAATTACTGCAGTTGATAAAACTCTGTCTTCAACTTGTCTTCTATCAATTTGTGCTGTAATTGTTGTTGTTGTTCCAGTTCTAGTTTGCCCAACTTCAGTAGCTGTAATCTCATTAGTGAATGAACGCACTGGTCCGCGCCCTTCCACACCAGATCTAGTTCCTGTAACTGCTGGTGTTCCTCTCCATTGCGTTTCCCATGAGTTCCATACAGTTCCTAAAACTCCTGTTTTCTCCGCTAGTGTTTTCATTGTATTAAAATTGCCCTCGACATTAATGATAATATCAGGACGTCTTTCCACTTCAAACCAATCGTCATTTGCTGGGTTTAAATCAATTCTACCAATAAATGTAAACACTGCAAATGGATTTACGTTTTCTGTTCTAGAAGAAATATTTTGTTTAATAAATGGAACTTCATCATATGGTAAAGTTATTAGATCACCAGTTACTTTATAATTGTTTAGTGCTCGTTGCCCATCTGTTGAGGATTTTTCTATTAAATTTATATTTTCCATTCTGAAAAATGGACGTAGCTCTTTCTTTTCGATATCAACAGAACACAAATAATCTGGGTCAAGTGCATCACCAATTCCATGACCAATAAACGAGTCAACCATAAATCCATTCTTAAATCTGTCTAATCCATTTTCGTCTGTAATTTTTGAGTTAGCGGTTTCACTCTCTAACATATTCAATGTTGTATAATATTCAATATTATCGATTCTCTTTTCAAGTTTACCAATATCTCTCATTGTATATCTACGATTGTCTTCAGCGGTAATAATAACATCTGGAGATTCTGTAGAATATGTATATGGCTCAAGTTTTATTGTGTAAAGCAGCATTCCATCTTGCGGTGTAGCTGGAGTTCTAGCCAGATACGATGGAATTCCTTTAGTGTTTACAAGTTTACCAGTGAAGTCTAATGAGATCTTGTCAATTCTAGCAATATAATATGAAAGATCAGACTCAAAATTGTCACCAATTTTTGGAAGCTCAGAAAGGACTGCACCAGAGTTTATGTTGAACGAGTTATTTGTTGAATCAACTCTTGGTCTAAAGTCAATTATATCTCTAGCATTTGAACCTTGATAATCAGGTAAATCTTCGAACTTAAGACCAGATCCTGTATATGAATCTACCGAGAAATAGTCTCCAGTGCTATGCTGAAAATACTCAAACGTGGCAATAACTGATCCAGTTGGTATAGGGTATCCTTGCTTCAGTTCAAGATATGAATTACCGTAAAAAGAATCATTAGCATTGATATTCAAAGTATAATAATCTAATATATCAATATTAGCTGGATTGCTCTGATCTATTGTACCAAAAGAATTACTCATAAAAATAGAAGTAACTCTTCTAACATCGGCTTTGTTTAGTTCTATTTTTTTATTCTTTATTGCATCTAAAGTTGTTACGCTGACGGTTTCACCAGCCACCAATGTTTTGGTTTTCTCTCTCGCACCGTTACCTGTTTTCCTAACACCAGCATAAACAATAAATTGATTATTTGCATTAGCTGAGGGGATCGTAAATTCAACTTGTCTTAATTCTGGCGACACAACAGTAGTTGCTGTTGGGATAACAGTTGCTCCAGTTGTTGTATTAACCAATGTATATGTTCCAAATCCAGAAGCAGGTTGGAATGTTTCATTGTTTCGTTTACTATTAATTGTAACTGTGCAGTTTTGACCAGAAGCAGCTGAAGAAGATGTTTCAAATACCTGCGTTACGTTATATGAAGTTCTTACAGTTACATCGTCATCACTTCTAATCTTTCTAACATTCTTATAAGGAAGTTTGAAGATCAAAGAAGAATGCTCTGGAGATGTTAATGTTGTAGTTAGTTTAAATGCTACTACACCAGTAGCAGTAACAGCAGTATTTAAAGTAATACTATTATCATTAGTTATAGTATTCACTCTTCTAACTACAGATGAGGATCCAATAGCAATATAATCACCGACATTTAACTCGGTATCAAAGATAGTTCCAACACCAACTAGTGTGGTTGAGTTGCTGGCGCTAACTGAACCAGTTAGTTTTGTTTGAATGGGGTCAATATTCGCTGTGAAGTTGGAATTATGCAATGATTTTAAATTTAAATCTAAAGAGTACCCTGCTGTTATTTTGACATCAAACAATTGTAAAGAATAAACATCTTCAGCAGTAGTAGCTTTTCTGTCAAATAATTCAAGACCTCTTACGCGAGCAGTTCCAATCTTGTTCGCGCCAACAGGTGATGCCCCGTCTGTTGCAATAAATTGATCGTAGAGATCAACAGTTTCAAACAAATCTATTCTAGGTGCACCAAATAGTTTGGTTATATTAACGTAGTTTCCAATAGGAGTTTCAGTTAAACTGTCTTGTTCTCTCTGAAACTCTCTTGCTTTATCCACAGGAACGTATGTAGTTCCAATTTTCTCTAATTCGTATCCGCGAACATATGCCTTACCTGGCTCAATAGCGACAGCAAGTTTAGCTTCGTTTCCACCATCCTCTGGTGTATAAATTCCTCTGTTATATGCTGGATTTTTTTCATGTAGCCATGTAACACCAGTAGCACCATCTTCATCTTCTCCAGATGTATGAATTGGTGGAGAGCTTCCAGAAATAGCTGTATTTTTAGCAACAAATTTTTGTTCAATTCCCCCAAATGTATAATAAACAACGTCACCTTGTAAATATTGTCTGTTCTGTTTCCATTCACCGCGATCGTTGTTTCTATGTTCACGAATATCAATGTTAAAATTATTAACTACATAATCACCAGACTCATCGAATGTACGACGAGCTAATGTTTTTTCTAGTATTGAATAGTCTGTGGTTCTAGTTTTGTAAATGATTTTACCTTCTTCGAGACGAAGAATCTCAACAAAGTTTTTATCATCTTCAGAATCTAATGATCTTTTAGACAAAACTAATTCTAATTTGTAACGATGTGCGCCAGGAGCTGTATAGTTGGAAGAACCTATAGCATTATCTAACAGATCAGGATTATCTTCTGGAGTTACTAGGGTCTCAACAACATTAAGACCTACGCGGTATGATGGTGTTGCACTATATTTGTCAAGAGTGATTTTCTGAGCGTCTACAAGAACGAAAAATTTATCAACATAATAGACACCAGATTCAATAGAGGCTCCAGTACCCAAACCAGTTGCTGCAGTAGCAACTGATCTAAAGGCACGTGGAACTGTTAATGTTTCGCAACTAATAATCTCATCATTTTGAAAAATTTTAGTATCTGTTGGATTACCGTCAGCATCAGCTCCAGATTTATTGTAGCGAACATAAACCGTTGGAGGATCTAAATCTGTCTGTTTTTCAACATGAAGAACAAATGCTTTAACCCCAGATGATTGACCAATAATTTCTTGACCAACTATTTCGCTCAGGTAAGTATTTACATCAACTCCGTTGTAAATAGACTGAAGTTTAACATATTTGAAATCATCTTCATACGACACTTGACCAGGGATAACCATTGATCCCTGTTTGAATATATGCTCAGCATGTTTTGCAATTTGATTCTGAAGAATCGACTGCATCTGCGTGAGTTCGCGTGCTTGAACAGGATATCCTGGACGAAAGAGTAAACGATAAAATTTATCTCTCTCGTCGTAGTCGTCAAAATATGGATCTATGTTAAAATTTAGTGCCATGTTGTTCTTCTCTTGTTAGTTTATTAATTATTTATTTTACATCTCAACAATGATTTTGATGTCCTCAATTTGATCTGGTGCGCGATTAATCAATCTGCGGTTCTCAACGTAAAGAACATCGCCACTGAATGGCTCGACTTCTGGATTTAACAGAGCA